AACCCTCTAAAACAGGGTTTTGAAGCGTTTCTATACGTTCCAATGCCGCTGTTTTCGCCATTCTGACGTCTCACTGCGCAGCTTTCTGTGCCATTGATTTCGACACATTTTCGACAGGTGTCTGATGTCTACTAGTGGTTAATAGCGGCCGCTTCGGCGAGGATCAAGTACTTATGCCTATCCGATATTGACGATATTCAGGCCGTGGTTTCAAAAAATAAAAACTGTTGCAGCGGGTGGATACATTTTGACCTCACTGCTACGATCATGCGGGTCTATTCCGTATTGTTTGAAATAAAGGATCTGTAATTGTTTGAAGTCAAGGAGCTGTAAATGGCTTATCGAATGAGACTGACCCACTGGGTGGGCCTAGCCGACGCTTTGCTAAACCGCCACGTGACGTATTACTTCAAGCCAGGTCGCTCAGATGGATTCATATTCATGACCGGGACAGAAGGAGGACTGACCAATTTTCATCTACATACCTTCGAAAAAGTGGACGGCGATTACATGGTATTTACGGGCATCCTGCCGAAGAGTGGCAGCTTTCGCGAAGGCGATAATATAGATTTAGCAACAGAAAGAGTTGCCGACTGGCTCGGCATATGTGCGGGTATGAATCAGAGTACGCTCAATGCAGTCCAAGCATTGGGTGATATTTTTGTGTCCTTCGGGAGCTTAGAACCGGAATAAGATGCCGTACTAGGGGGCAAATTAATAAAAGGAGAAGTCTCTTGAGCACATTTGGACGACACTCGCCTTCGGCTGGCTGGTGACCATCCTTCGCACGGGTAGCAACGGACTGAATGCTTCCTACTTGATGCGGTCTACTCAGGCGTTGAGGTGGAGCTTCCAGGCATAGGGAATCGAACTCTTGTTGAAATGTATCAATTCGTTTGGATATTCCCCTTTCTGGGGGCTTATTTAATTGTTTTGAAAGGTTCGTATTTATTTTAGTTTGTTCGAATTTTTTATTTATAATGCTATATTTATCCAGTTAATTATGGATATTGAAGCTGAGAAAAGAGAAAGGGCTATTGGGAATAATTTGTCTGTAAACCATGGGGTGAGGAAAGAACCCTTGATAGTAGACAAAACTCTTGCTCTATAGATAGTTATCTTGCTGGGGTGTTTTATTATGGATGTTCCCGTTGCTTGACCTAGAGACCCTGTCTCCATGCGAAATATATATGGGATATCTATTCTTACTCGGTAATCTGGAGGTCGGCGCCCAATTAGGCCGTTTTCGAATATAACATCTAATTCACTCTTTTTTTCTACTCTAAAAGCCATAATTCCTTTAGGTTTTGGTTTGACCAGTTTTGCCCCTTTGGGTGGGCCTGTTTCGCATGAGCTTTTTGCAATATCAATTATTTCATTGCGATTTTCCGATATGGTAAATTTTATAAGATATTCGTGAAGGTAATCTATTATTTTATTGTGTTGCTCTAGCAATGGGTCAGGGGTGGTTTGAATGTATCTAAGAATGAAGTATATGTTAACTAAAAATACTGCCAACCATATGTCTTCGGTGTTTTCCTTTATTTTTAGTGGGGCTCCTAGGATGCTAAAGGAGGTAAGGTCTGCTGAAAAATACCAAGCAAGTATGGTGAGGGTTGAGAAAGTTACTAAGAATCCTCTGGCCTTTCTAAAGTCTCCATCATCCATGGTGGGATTCCTTTTTGCTGATGTACATAGTGTCTTAATGTACTGAGTTGACTTCAGGGTCTGATCTGTTGATTAGAATTCAATTGCAAGGGTCGTAATGTCATCAAGTTTTGCTTTGTATCCGGCTATTTTTAGTTCTTCGATAATAGGATTTATTAGGTTGTCAAGATCTTCGTCCGAAATGCCAACTTCAAGGGATAGATCGGTTAGATTTGCATAAGCTTCAGTATGGCCGAGGCTTACTGCTCTTTGTATTGCCATAATGACTCGTTTACGAATCTCACTTGGTATTACCGTTCTTGCCATGAGGGCAAGTTCTTTTGCGCGCTTGGCGGGAATTAAGGTTTCTTGGGTTGATGAGTTTAAGAAGCTCGACTCAATTCGAGCGACTAATTCTGCGTTGATTGAGCGGCCAGCTGCTTTCGCTGCTTGCTCTGCTTGGAGGCGTAGCTCTGGGGGCATACGCAATTTGAATTGTGGGTCTTCTCTGCTCATGGCGTGATCATGGACCACGGTGGTCTTGACAGCAATGGGACCACCGTGATCCCATTGCTTCAAAGGGACCACCGTGATCCCTTTTGAGCTTGGAGTACGACATGGATTTGGAAGAGCTGAACCCCGGCGCCCTGATCGGGCCGCAACAGGATGTGGAATCCATCGAACGGTGGGCGGAGCGTAACGGCATCAGTTACGGCACCGCCCGCGCCTGGGTTTACCGGGGCGTACTGCCGTCCGTGAAGCTCGGAAAGCTGCGCATGGTGAATAGCGCGCTGCTGCGTACCTGGCTGCTGGAACAGGAATGGAGTGCCTGATATGCGTTACCTCGTAGAGATTTGCACCTTCCACGGCCCGACCCGGCAACGCCGCTGGCATCGCGTCCATCAGAGCATTTCCCGCGTGGAATGCCAGCGCTGGGTCGAAGAGTCGGTGGCTGTCTTCCCGACCGAAGAGGAAGCCCGCCGCTCCTTCGGCCTGACCCGCGAACGCGCCCGGCAGGCTTACCGCATCCGCGGGGTGAGGGCATGAACCATGGCCGCCAGTCCCTACTACCTACGCCAGACCCACGCCCCGGACTGCGCCTGCTCTGTGTGCTGGTCCGCAAGGCAGGCCATCCCATTGCACAGCCCGTCGCGGTGTCCGGACTGCCGGCCCCCTGGGCTGCCCTATCTGGAAGATGGCCGCTGGCTCTGCCGTCCCCGTTCCTTCTGCGCGAAACACGACCCGTCCCGGCGTCCGCCGAAGTACTGGCACGTTGTGTACGACAGCGGGAAGCCCACGCCCTTTGTGCCCGTGCGCGAAGCATTCCAACTGGAGGGCTGACCCATGCTCGCTAACACCCTGAAAGCGCTGCTCCTGCTCTGCCTGATCCAGGCCGCCCGCACTGTGGCCGATCCGGTCAAGGGCCGCGCTCCCGGCTCGTCGGAACAGCTTCATCGTTCCGGCGAACGGAAGCACGGGCGGAGCGTACCCTTGAACGCCTCCCCCCTGAAACAGCCTCCGCTTGGGAGTGTGGGGCAGCTTCTCCGCCCCGCGCTCCCGAGCCCTCGGCGGCAAGAGCGGGATGACAAGGGCAGAGCCCTTGGTGTTGCTCTGCGGGTTCCAAGGGGAAGCGTCCCCCTTGGCCGTCGGAGACGACGTTGCGATAGGGATCGTTACCCGAATGGGCCGAGACGAACACCCGTGGTTGGCTTGGTTCGCTAGCGAATAGAGCCCGGCCCGAAGGGATCGCCCGACAAATCACTTTCACCCAACACCGCTGAATGAAGGCGAAACAGCCGAATTTGCAGCAGCGGGACAACTCACGCCGAAAAAGGCGAATTGAAGGAGAAACACCGATGAACATGTTTGCAACCCAAGGCGGCGTCGTCGAACTGTGGGTCACCAAGACCGACACCTATACCTCGACCAAGACCGGGGAAATCTACGCCTCGGTCCAATCCATCGCCCCGATCCCGGAAGGCGCCCGTGGCAACGCCAAGGGCTTCGAGATCAGCGAATACAACATCGAGCCGACCCTGCTGGACGCCATCGTCTTCGAAGGCCAGCCGGTGCTCTGCAAGTTCGCCAGCGTGGTCCGTCCGACCAAGGATCGCTTCGGCAACATCACCAATACCCAAGTCCTTGTGGATCTGCTGGCCGTGGGCGGCAAGCCGATGGCGCCGACCGCCCAAGCCCCGGCCCGCCCGCAAGCGCAGGCCCAAGCCCCGCGTCCGGCCCAGCAGCCGCAGGGCCAGGACAAACAAGACAAGTCCCCGGACACCAAGGCGTAAGCCGTAGGAGGCCGCGATGCTCCGCTATCTCTCGCTGTTCGCGGTAGGTCTGGCCACCGGCTACGCCTGGGGCTGGATCGACGGCCTAGCGGCCTCCCTGGCTGTTTGAGGACTGATCGCTATGTCAGGCGTTGTCGCTGTGCAGGTGTGTACCGCGTGGACCTCGACTCCCGAGGGCTTCATGGCGTGTCGCGAACTCGCATGGCAACAGGCCTACCTGATTCCGCCCGAGGCCGCTGGATACGTGGACATCCTGGTCAACGGTGGTTTCTCCCCGGAAGCCTTCGGCATCGGTGCCGCTGGCGTCCTGGGATCGTTCGTGACGGGGCTTTTGATTGGCTGGGTCGCGTCACTTCTTCGTAAAGCCAAGTAGAGAGGAAACACCATGAAAGCAATCAAGCAACGCATCGCCAAGTTCAGCCCGGTCGGCTCGTTCCGCAACCTGTGCATTGCCGGTTCCGTCACCGCCGCGACCTCGCTGCCGGCCTTCGCCGGGGTGATCGACACCAGCGCGGTGGAATCGGCGATCACCGATGGCCAGGGCGATATGAAGGCCATTGGCGGCTACATCGTCGGCGCCCTGGTGATCCTGGCCGTCGCCGGCCTGATCTACAGCATGTTGCGCAAGGCGTAACGGGTGCTCTGGTCGGTGTGGTTGGGGGCGTTCTTCGCCGGCGCCTTCATCACCGGGTACCGGACCGGCGAATTCTTCTAACCGAACAGACCGAGGCGGAAGCCCCCTCCGGAGTTTCCGGCAGGGGGCTTTTTCATGGGTGACTGGATGAGTAACAACGCACGTTCCGGCCTTGGCCGACTTCTTTCGCTGCTGGGTCTGCTGGTCTCGCTGCTGTGGCATTCCTTGGCGAACGCGGACTTCTACCAATGGCAGATTTCCATCCCTGGAGAGCCCACGGCCTTCTTTCCATCCTATACGGCGGCGTGCCAGTACTACTTCGATAACACGTCGGCCAACTGGCTAAAGGAAATCAACAAACTGAGCTACAAGGAAGTTCAGTGCAGTGTTTCGGGTACTGGCGGAATCACCTGGCAGACGAAGACTGCCATCTTGACTGGTGATAGCTGCCCTCCAGAGCAAGAGCTCGATCCGGCCGATGGCGCCTGCAAGCCGCCGCCCGAAGAGTGCAAGGAAGGGGAACTGTTTCCGGCCAAGGGCCCGGACTCGCCTGTTGTCACCTCGGGCGGGCGGAACTATGTCGGCGACGGCGGCGCACCGAGCGCCTGTTATCAAAGCTGCGAGTACGGCGGCAACCCCAGCCCGGCCAGTTGCTATCTGGTCAAAGGCTCCACCACGACCGGCTTCTGCAATTACATCCTCAAGGGCACCGGACAGAATTGCGGTGCCGATTCCTACACCTTTGCCCAGACCGGCGACTCGCTGAACCCGCCCGACACTCCGAACACCGATCCTTCCGACCCGAACGATCCCGGCTGCCCGCCCGGCTGGTCGTGGTCGGGGACTACCTGCGTCAAGACCCCGACCGATCCCACGGATCCAACCGACCCAACCACGCCGGGCGGTGATGGCGACGGCGGCGGCGATGGCAATGGCGGTGGAGACAACAACGGCGGCGGCAACGACGGCGGCACCGGCAATGGCGGCGACGGCAGCGGGGGAGGGGACGGCAACGGCGGGGGCGATGGTAGCGGCGACGGTGACGGCAGCGGCACGGGCGGCGATGGCAACGGTACATGCGACCCGGCGAAAGAGAACTGCTCCACCGGCCCCGAAGGCCCCGGCGGCGAACTCAAGGAACCCACGCCCGGCACCTGGGATGACGCCATCGCCACCTGGGAAAAGAAGGTCGAGGAAGCCAAGAAAGAACTCAAGACCAAGGTGAAAGCCAACGTCGACCAGATGAAGGGCGCGTTCGACCTCAACCTGGCGGAAGGCGGCGGGCAACTGCCCTGCGAGCCCATGACCATTTGGGGCAAGTCCTACTCCCTCTGTATCTCCGACTACGCCGGCCAACTCTCCAGCCTGCGCGTGGCGCTGCTGCTAATGGCCGCGCTGATCGCCGCCCTCATTCTGCTGAAGGACTGACCCTATGGAATGGCTCTCCGGTTTTCTCGATCAGATCATCGCCTTCTTCCAGTGGATCTGGGATTTCTTCGCCCAAGGCATCTATGACTTCGTGCGCGACGGCCTGGTGGTCGCCACCAAGGCGTCGATGTACGCCGCGCTCCAGACCCTGATCCTGCTGATCGATGTCAGCTACACCGCCGCTCGCGAACTGATCGACAGCCTCGGCGTGCCGCAGATGATCCGCAGCATGTACGCCGCGCTACCGGGGCCGATTGCGGCGGGTCTGGCCTTCTTCGGCGTGCCGCAGGCGCTGAACATCATCATGGTCGCGGCGGCGACGCGCTTCTGCATGCGCTTCGTGCCGTTCATTGGGAGGTGATCCGTGTCGATCAAGATCCATCACGGCCCCAATGGCTCCTACAAGACCTCCGGCGCGATCCAGGATGACGCCGTGCCCGCGCTGAAAGACGGGCGGGTGATCATCACCAACGTGCGCGGCTTCACCCTGGAGCGGGCCTATCAGGTCTTTCCGGACCTGCCCAACACGGCGGAAATCATCAACCTCGATCTGGAGTCGCTGGAAGACCTCGAAAAGATGCGCACGTGGTTCCAGTGGGCGCCCCGCGGGGCCTTCTTGATCTTCGACGAAACCCAACTGCTGTTTCCCAAGTCCTGGCGGGAAAAAGACCTCGAGCGCTTCGACTACCCCGGTGGACCGGAAGCGGCCCATGCGGCCGACCGCCCCATGGGCTGGCTCGACGCCTGGACCCGGCACCGGCATTTCAACTGGGACATTGTCCTCACCACGCCGAACATCTCCTACATCCGCGACGACATCCGCATGACCTGCGAGATGGCCTACAAGCATTCCAACCTCGCGGTGATCGGCATCCCTGGCCGCTACAAGGAGGCCCAGCATGACGCCCAACTCAACCGTCCGCCCGCCGATGGCACCATCATCGAGTACAAGCGGATCCGAAAGCAGACCTTCGCCCTCTACCAGTCCACGGCCACCGGTAAGACCCAGGACACCAAGGCGGGCAAGAGCCTCTTCCGGTCGCCTAAGCTGGTTCTTCTACTGGCATTGCTGGCCGGCACTATTGGCTTTGTCTGGTATATGGGGCCTCTGCGCACGATTGGCGGTCCGGCTGCTGCGACACCTGCCGACGCTCCTGGCGACCCTGCTCAAGCCCCTGCTGCGCCCGCTGCTGTGGCTGCTCCAGCGCGTCCTGCTGCGAATAGCTTTCTTCCTCCTGGGCTTGTACCTGATGGGCCTGCTGCTGCGCCTGTTGATCTGAACGCCCATCCCTTCGCCGATCGACGGATCTCCATCCTCGCCCACGCCTACCGCAAGTCGCGGGGCGATATCTACCTGTTCGCCCTGGAGGATCCCACGGGCCGGCGCCTGGAACTCACCAGTTGGCAACTGATCGGCTCCGGCTACCGGGTGACGCCCAAGGGCGAGTGCGTCGTAGAGCTTCGCTATGAGGACTGGAAACAGACCGTCACCTGTGCCGGGAGGCAGGCCGGCGCGGTGGCCAGCATCGCTCCGGCAGCGCCTGTTGCCGCCTCCGCAGACGCACCGGCCAGGGGCCAGTCGCCGCTGACCATCGTCCCCGATTCCGAATACGCCTCGCGGCCCTGGAGGCAGAAATGATCGATTGGGAATTCCTCGTTCCGGTGGCGATGGGCTGGGCGCTGTATCACTGGTGGTCGGTGATGATGGCGCTAGCGGCGGTAGGGGTGCCGCCATGAGGGGCGGGCCGCGCCGCCGGCCGGGAGCGCAAGGCATGAGCGATAGGCCGAAGGCGCGGCCGACGCCCCTGTAACACGTCAGATAAGCCACCTATTGCGGTTTCAATTCGTACCAATTTGGATCGTTAAAGATGAAGAAAATCAGCCATCAAATTCGCGTCAGTATCGAGTCGGACGGTCAGGTCTTGGAAAGCCCGAAAGGGCGGTTGTTCTTCGACGACACCACGGCTCAATTCACCGATCTGTCAGGCGTGCGCATTCTGCGTTGCGGCGTGGATACGGTGCGGCAGTTGTACAACGGCAAGCTCCGGCCGGAAGTCATGGCGCTGTTTGACCTGTCGGTGGATGTGGTCGAGTTCGCCGGCTACGAATGGTCCAAGGGCCGTATCGGTCGCGACTCCGGCTATCAGTACCGCCTGCAGAACGCTGAAATGGGTCTGATCCTGCTAATCAAGAATCACAACATCAAGGTCGACACCATTGGCTCGCACCTCAAGATCGAGGTATCGCCTCACGCCCTCGATGGCGCCGATCCGCGCATCCTCCAGGGCGTGCTGGATGATTTGGCCGCTGCCGTGCTGAGTCACTGCGAAACCAACCAAGCCGCTGTGCATATCGCCCTGGACGTACAAGGCTGGAAACCGCCTCGCGATCTGGTGGATCGCATGCATTGTCGCTCGCGTCGGGTGCGCCAGATCAGCGGGATCGAGCGGATCGAGTTCGACGGCAACGCCTCGGTCTACGGGCGTGGCGAGACGTACATGTTCGGCTCGGCCAACGGTCTGCAACTGTCGATCTATAACAAGACCCTCCAGGCTCGGGCCACCGACAAGCTCGACTATTGGGAAAGCGTGTGGGCCACCCTGAACGGGGATCCGTTCGGCGATGGCGACCCGGCCTATAACCCCCTGGAAACGGTCTGGCGGCTCGAATTCCGTTTCCACCACTCCATCGTCCAGCAATTCTCCGAAGGCTCGCGTATGGCCTCCGGGGAGGTCATTGGCTGCCGCACCTATGAGGGCCTCTGCCCGCATCTGCAAGGACTGTGGAACTACGCCTGCGAAAGCTTCAAGCTGCTGAGCCGGACGGCGGTCTACGATCCGTTCTGGAGCCTGATCAGCCAGGACGCCCGCGTCCAGGTCGAGTGCGATCCGCTGATCGAGCGCACCGAGTATCGGCGCTACTACAAGACCGCCAAGGGCTTCAGTGGGCGTAACTGCGAGATGTTCCTCGGTCAGTTCATCAGCCTGATTGCGCGGGAGCGCATCCCTGCAAAAAAGGCTATTGAGTCCGCCCGCAAACTGGAGTTCTGGCACGTTATCGAAGACCACTATCTCGCCAAGGGTTGGACTCGTCGCGATCTGGAAAGGCACATACACAAGCTGATGTGTGATCGGTATCTGCGGCGGGGGTATGCCGTCTAATGTCGATCACCAAGCTCCCCGATGGCCGTTGGTTCGTCGATGTCGAACCGATCAAGGGCAAGCGCTTTCGCAAGCGGTTCAAGACCAAGATGGAGGCGCAGCAATTCGAGGCCACCGCGCGTCAGAAGTGTGCGGAAAACCCCTGCTGGACGCTCAAGCCGAAGGACCGTCGGCGTCTCTCGGAGTTGGTCGAACTCTGGTATGAACTGCACGGCCAGACCCTGAGCAACGGGCATCGTTGCGTGGCGATTCTGCGGTTGGTGGCAAAGGACCTGGGCGACCCGGTCGCTGTCTCCCTGGAGCCTGCGAAAGTGGCTCGGTTGCGTAGCCGACAGATAGCCAATGGCATGTCGGGCAAGACCGCGAATAACCGTCTTGGCTACCTTAAGTCCATGTACAACGAATTGCGTCAACTCGGCGTCATTGACTATGAGAATCCGGTAGGGCGCATGCGGCCGCTCAAGCTTCAGGAAAGACCGCTGTCGTACCTGACCAAGCATCAGGTGTCCGAACTGCTTACGGCCCTGGATGCGCGCACCACGTCGCCACATCCGAAGATGGTCGCTCGTATCTGCCTCGCGACAGGGGCTCGATGGGGTGAGGCTCAGGCGCTGACGCCGGAACGTCTGAAAGGTAATACGGTGATCTTCGCTAACACCAAGTCCAAGCGTGTGCGCTCGGTGCCGATCTCGGAAGAATTGGCCGCCGACATTCGCCGGCATTGGCAGACCCACGGGCCGTTCACGAACTGCCTTGGCGTGTTCCGCCTGGTGCTGCTGTCGACCTCGATCAAGCTGCCGAAGGGGCAGGCCAGCCACGTACTGCGCCATACGTTCGCCAGTCACTTCATCATGAACGGCGGGCACATCGTGACGTTGCAGCACATCCTGGGGCACGCCTCGTTATCGATGACGATGCGATATGCGCATCTATCGGAAGAGCATCTATCCGAAGCTGTGAAATTGAATCCGCTTAACGTTATCCGTGTTGGGTAGGCTGCAATAGCACAGGGTCGGGATCGCTCTGTGGCCAGAATACAAGGCCAAACGGGTCTGCTTTAACGAGAATTCCTGGCTCGTTGACTTGCCATTGGTTCATGTCTTCGGCTGTGACGATTATTGCCTCAACGGTTCCAGTTGTTTGGCCGGATTCAATTAAGACTGCATCGCCGATCTTTATCTGTTTGCCGCAAAGGTAATGCATGTGGGGATTCCTTTTCGCGATGGCTACGGATGCATTATCGACACTTTTTCGACACGTTTCCGATCCCTAAAAAGCAAAGCCCCCGAAACGCTAGGCATTTCAGGGGCTTGGCAGGGTGATCTGGAGCGGGCGAAGGGAATCGAACCCTC